CGGCGAGCAGTCTGGATCCGATAACTACAAACGAGAAATACTCAGACTATGCCACACTAAGGGGGAAATGTCCTACTACGAGGCAAAGTTTCAGTTCGATAATGACGTACTCTTAAGAGACGATTATTACAACGAGTTCATCGGTTGTAAGATACACTCCCGACATATTCCCCAATGGTTGAAAAAATAACTTTACTTTCTTTCTAAAGTATGATATAATATATGCATACACTTAAAGGAGTGAGAATATGGTTATTACCAACAAAATATTGTTTTTCGAAGAATTCAAACTGACACCCAATAAGAAAAAGTATTATTGGTTGATTGACAATCGTAAACGTATTGAAAAGAGCGGTCTCGATATTAAAATTGACCGACTATTAGGTGAATGGGAGTTCGCTACATGATTATCGTTGATTATAGCGGACTTGCGATCGCGACTATCGTAGTCAATAAAGTAGATGATGAAAACTTACTCAGGCACATGATCCTGAATAGTTTACGTCAATATCGTGTAAAATATAAAAGGGACTTTGGTGAACTTGTACTTGCTATTGATGGTAAGAACAACTGGCGTCGTGGTTACTATCCTCAGTATAAAGCGAATCGTAAAAAGAAACGCGAAGAAGATACTTTCGACTGGGCAAAAGCATTCTCTATTATGCACGATATAAAAGAAGAGATCTTAGCGAACTTCCCATACAAAGTCATTGAAGTTGACGAGTGTGAAGCAGATGACATCATCGGTGAACTATGTGCCAACACTCAAGAGTTTGGTCAATATGAAGATGTGATGATTATCTCTGCTGATAAGGATTTCTTACAACTACAACGTTATCCTAATGTGCGTCAATATTCACCTTTACTCAAGAAAGAGTACAAAGAAGATGCACCTCTGGTTGGTCTAATGGAAAAGATTATGACTGGCGATGCTGGTGATGGTATTCCTAATGTATTATCAGATGATGATGTATTCGTTGAAGGTCGTAGACAAACACCTCTTTCTAAGAAAAAGAAAGAAGCAATCAAAGAAGATCTAGCAGAAGGTGAATTACTTTATGCTGCTTCTTGGTATCGTAATTATCAGAGAAACGAAACATTGATCGACTTGACTAAAACCCCTGATCGTTTGAAAAAACAAATTATCGAAAAATATAATTCTCAGGATCAGTGGCATAACAAAGGTCTAGTATTTCCCTATCTTATAAATAAAAATATGAAAATGTTGATCGAATCAGTAGAGGAATTTATAAACTGATGAAAAAGTATGTATTTGAGGTGCTAGAAGAAGTAGCATCAAAAAAGAAGAAAGACGAAAAGATACAAGTCCTTAAACAAAATGCCTCTTGGGCACTCAAAGATATTATCAGAGGATCGTTTGATTCTAAGGTATCTTGGAACCTGCCCGAAGGTGCTCCACCCTATACTGCCGCAGAAGAGCATAACCATGCAACAGATTTGCATAGGGATTATAAGCAATTCGCTTGGTTTGTAAAAGGTGGTAAAGGTGAAAGTTTGCCTGCATTTAAACGTGAAAGGATCTTTATCGGTATTCTAGAAAGTGTACACCCAAAAGATGCAAAGTTGGTTATCAATATGATCAACAAAGAAGCACCCAAAGGTGTTACACGAAAACTCGTAGAGGAGGCATTTCCTGGTCTGCTCAAAGACTAAGATTGTTTCAAATATTAACTTCAACACACTAGCAGTGTGCACGTTTCGTGTACGCTGTTTTTTAATAGGAAAAAATCATCAATGGTATATTCTCAAATCGAACGTCTTAAAAAAGATTCAAACGATCTCGACATCTATGCTAAGAAACTACAAAAGCGTGGTCACTTTGATAGAGCAAAGAAAATACTCCAGAAACGAGATTTCGTGAATAAGATGCTAGAGAAACGAATGCCAATCACCGCATAAATTTAATTAATATAAAAATTTAGTGGCTTTACTAAACTCTGTTTTTATGATATAATAAGTAATACGTTAAGGCAGAGTGGAGTATCCATATTATGAATATATTTGTATTAGACAGTGACCCAGTGGTTTCTGCACAGATGATGTGTGACAAGCACATACCAAAGATGATTGTTGAGAGCGGTCAAATGCTTTCTACTGCTCATAGAATGCTTGATGGTAAACTAACTAGAAAACCATCAAAGTCTGGTAAGACCATGGTCAAATACTGGGATCTATATGAAGGTTCCGATGACTTGGAAGCAGAGTTGCTATACTATAAAGCAGTACACACTGCACACCCTTGTACCGTTTGGTCTATGCAGTCAAGCGATAATTATCGTTGGCACTGGGAGCATATGCGTGCATTGTGTGATGAATATACATATAGATATAGTAAGATGCATAAAACGCATCGCGAATTATTATATGCTATTGAGGCATTACCAAGAAACATTCATAAGGGTGGTTTGACTCCCTTTGCTCAGGCAATGAAACAATATCCTGAATGTATAGTTCCTGGTAATGCAGTTAAAGCATACCAAAATTATTATCACGCAGCGAAACCTTTTGCTAAATGGGAAAGGGGTCGTCCTGCTCCAACTTGGTGGAAAGGATATCAAGGTGCCAAAATACACGCTTAAACGCATTTCTACAGAAGAAGAATGGGACGTAGTATGCCCATTTGATGATCTTGCTAGAATGTTGGAAGATGATGACATTGTTAAAGTTTTATCTACACCATCTTTTGCAGGTAATACTGTTTCAAATCTAAGACGTGCTGGCGGTGAATGGCAAGACTTATTAGGTGGAATTAAAAAAGCATCAGGGAAAGATAACACCATAAAGACATGAGACGTAATAAGCAAAGACATTATAAAGATTATATCACTGCTCGTATCGCTCAACTCAGAGACGATGCATTGAAGGCATCAGATCCGCACGATCGGACATGGTATTATAGGTTGATAATGGAACTTAAATGGGTACACGACTATCATGAGTAAAGCGACGGTAAAATATGAAGATCTTTTTGACTGCAGTCCAGAAACAGATAACCAACAAAAAGCATTTAACGCATGGGATGATGGAGAAAATCTCGTCCTTGCTGGTTCTGCTGGTACTGGTAAGACTTTTGTTGCGTTATACTTGGCAATGGAAGCGGTTCTCGAGCGAGAGACGCCTTATGATAAGTGTATTATTGTCAGGTCGGTAGTTCCGACTCGAGATATGGGATATTTGCCAGGAACGGTTGAAGAAAAGAAAGAAGTATTTGAAACACCCTATAAAGCAATATGCAATGAGTTGTTTAGCGATAATGCTTCATATAATAAGTTAATAAATAGTCATCAGTTGGAGTTTACAACAACGTCATTCATCCGAGGACTAACAATAGACAATGCTATTATTGTTGTGGATGAGATGCAAAACCTAAACTTCCACGAACTAGATTCTGTTATCACACGTGTGGGTAACAATTGCAGAATCATATTTAGTGGGGACTATCACCAGTCTGACTTCAAAGATGAATCAGAACGTGATGGAATCCAAAGATTTTTACGAATCATAGAACAACTAAAGAATTTTAGTGTGATAACATTTGGTTGGGAAGATATTGTAAGATCAGACTTTCTTCGGGATTATATTATGACGAAGGAAATACTAGGAATGAAATAATGTTCAATTTTAAAAATATTGCAGCAGGAATAATTGTCGGAACATTTGCTTTTGTATTAGTTGCAAAGGCGATTGCCAATGAGACTTGGGAAAATTCGATCATGATTTGTGATTCAAGCATGGATGATATGGTTGAGTTTTATATCGAAGAAGAACTTGTACCAATCATGGCAGGTACAGGAAAAGCACTTTATGAAGGTGGTAAAACTGGCGAAGATGTTGTCACTTTCGTCATGCAAGATCCAGATGGTAAGTTTGCACTGATACGTTATTATTACAATCCGAAACGTGCTTGTTTGCTAGGTGTAGGGTCACGAACTATTTATGATGCGGAAGCAATGAGTGAAATGTTAGGATTGTATACAGAATGAAATGGTTTGTTGTTGCATTAATGTTTAACATTGAACCGAACCAAGAGGGGACGGATATTTACGCATTTACTAAATATCCATTCCCAGATGAAGTATTGTGTAAAGCATTTTTAAAGATGAATAGAGATTTATCGGTTATAATAGCTTCCGATCAATATGATGGCAGACACGTAAAAAACGTGGTCTGTGTGAATGAAGAAAAGTTAATGAGTTGGATTAATGGTGAACAGAGTATTTGAACATGAAGAAATTGATATCGGATATACAGATTTGGTTGCAGACACAGGGGAGACTGGTCGCGTATATACTGCTCCTGATGGTTCTAATTATCCTAGTGTAACAACAGTATTAAGTATCCTCAGTGAAGATTCTATACGAGCATGGCGAGCAAGAGTCGGCGAAGACGTTGCTAATCAGATCGGTCATAGAGCTAGTAATCGCGGTTCTGCTGTACATAGTATTATAGAAAGTTATTTGAAAAATGAAGATACAACAAACTATCTCCCACATGTTAGGCAGTCTTTACAAAATTTGCGGTCAATTCTTGATAAATCTATCGGGAAAATCTTTGGTCTCGAAGTTGCTCTTTTTAGTCGCCATCTTGGTCTTGCTGGTCGTTGTGATTGTATAGCGGAGTTTGATGGTGTCCCGTCAATTATCGATTTCAAAACATCTAAGCGAATTAAGAAGAAGGAGAACATTTCCAGTTACTTCGCCCAGATGTCTGCGTATGCAATCATGTTTGAAGAACGTACTGGTATTCCTATTACGAACACGGTGATTGTAATGGACGTTGATAATGAACATCCCCTCCTATTTAAAGAACATAGAGATAATTATGTTCCCCTCCTCCTAGATACCAAAAAAGAATATGATAGAAGGAAACTTTTTTCATAAAAAAATGAAATTAATTTAAAAAAAAGCTTTACTATTCCTCAAAAGTATGATATAATATATGTATAGAGAGTTTAAATTTGAGGAGTAAAAAATGTCTAAACCTATTTCAAATACCAAGTTCCGTAGAATCATCAAGTCTATGTCTTCTGAAAAGCAGCGTGACACTCTTGAACGTGAACTTCGTATCCTTCCACATTTCATTATGGAAGAAGCAAGTCGCATACCTCAGTTGCCTACTTCTGAAAAGTCAATCAAGTTTCTTGAGTCTCGTCTAAAGTGTGCTCGCCTCCTTTGGACTGAATACCTAATTGAAAACCATGTGAACAAGGAGACTGTATAATGTGGATGGAAAATACTTGTAAAGACCTAGAACCTTGGATTGATGCATTAAACGAACGTGTTCCTATGCAAGGTAAATGTAAAGGTTTCAGTGGTAAAAACAAATCACTTGATCGTTTCCGTCGTGCACAAAATGTTATTCATGATATTTTCAACAACGGTTTGATGAACCGATATCGTGAGGTCAGCATCCTTAAAGTTCGTCCACGTGATTTACCTATTCATGCATCTAATGCTGATAAGTGGGATATTGTTGAAAGACGTATCGCACCTGCGTTTCGTGTTATCGTAGAGAATGCTGTATTTGAACAGTTCGGTCGCGACGAATACCTTCGCATGATGCACAACAGATCAAGCAATATTATTAACAAAGCAATTGAAGATGGGAGAATTTCTATATGATTTATTTAGATATGGATGGAGTCATCGCTGATTTCTTTTCTGAAGTTGCTCATAGATTTGATGCAGAACATTGGAAAAGTATTCAAGAGAAAGAAGTTAAATTTGCTCAATTAGCAAATACCAATTTTTTCGATACTATCCCTTGTTTCTTTGATGATGAAGGTAACAATGTCTCTGCTCAAATCGTCGACCTAGTCAAACAAGTTGCATGGTCAGAAGAAATGAAGTGGGGTATTTGTTCTTCACCTATGCGTGGTGACGAGCATAACTCTGCTTGGCATAAAAGAAACTGGTTGATTCGTATGGGGTTTATGCCAGAAGTTGAAGATTGTATCTTTACATCGAACAAACATAAGTATGCATTTTCATTAATGGATGGTCTACCGAATATCCTTATTGATGATAAACCTGAAAACATTATGCGTTTCAGAAATGCTGGTGGAGTCGGTATTCGTTTTCAAACTGACGAAGACGATATTGAATATCTTGAATATCAATTATATGAAGCGATTAAAGAAAGAGTTGAATGGAAAGACTAAATCATATGGAAATAATGAATCTAAGGACTGAGTTCGAAGAACTGTCCTCAGGTTTTTCGAAATCTATCGGCAAGGGTTCTAGTATAAATACTTTAGAATGGTTCGCAGAGTATGGGTATAAATCCAATCGTATGCGCAATGGTTATGATCGTGCAATGGAAATTGCTAACATAATTCTAAAGGAGTACGAAAATGAATGCAAAGAAATTAGAACCAGGATCGAAGTATGAACACTTTGATAAAGATGGCGACGGAATCGTAAGTGATGAAGAATTTGAACTTGAACGAGAGATGATGAGAGCAGATAACGAAGATAAGAAAGAAGATCAAATACGTCTTATGGCATGGTTTTCTTTATGGGGTATGTTACTATATCCAAGTGGTATATTGGTAACAGCAATGCTTGGATATGAAATGGCAGCAAGTTTGATTGCTGATATCGCACCTACTTATTTTGTTGCTATTTCTGCTTTGGTTGCAGCATTTTTTGGAGCATCTGCTTACACAAAAGCAAAGAGTAAAGATAAATAAAACAAATGGGTAGTTATGAAAAGATTGATTTATCAGGTTTATACAGGTAAACCTTCAAAATTATACGACTGGTGCATAACATCAGTTAAAGAATATTGTAAAAAATATGGTATAGATCACAAGGTACAAAAAGTGCCTATCATGAAAATCAAACCTGATGTTTTTGCAACTAATCGAAGTAAAGAGTCTTATGAAAAATATGGTGGGTTCCTTCCTATCTACGAAAAGGAAAATGCCTTTGACCATTGGGATCAATACGATCAAATTGCTATAGTAGATGCTGATATATGGATCAGAGCAACTGCCCCAAATATATTTGAAGAAATCAAACCCGATACGGACTTTGCAGGAGTTGTCGAAAGGCAACTTCCTATCATGGATTGGTATAAGCAAAAACTTGTAAACTACACAAGAATGCAGTATCAATCTCTGAATAAGATCGATTGGAAATGGAATGACAGTGGTGCTGAGTTCTATAACATGGGTCTTATGGTGATGAATAAGAACATCACTAAGTATCTTCGTGGACAAAGTGGTAAAGAGTTTATTCGGCGACCAGAGTTTAAAGACTTCGTTGATGGGCAAGGGGCATGGAAGTGGTCAACCGACCAGACTCTTTTAAACTACTGGGTCAAGAATGAAAAAATGAATGAACAGCATTTAGACTGGAGATATAATAGTTTATTTACTGCTATTTCAAATGAAGATATTAAAAAGGCACACTTTGTTCATTTTTTCTTAAAAGATAAATTACCCAATAAGGGTGAAAACGTAAATGAATTGATTTCTAGAGTTTCTTAATGAATATAATATTACAACACTTTGATGGTGACCTCAGACCACTTGATGAAAAGTCGGTAGAAAATATTATGGCATATGCCGATATGGTTGGTGCGGAATACCGACTAATCAGAGGCAAACCATTTCGCAAACATCTCACATCTCCATGTCAAAAAGTACATATGTTGCATAAAGAATTTGATGAGTATGATCAAGTTCTCATGCTTGATATTGATATGTTTGCACCAAAGGGTATGACCGAAAATATATTTGATCTTCAAGGTGTTGGTTTATATGCTGACACTCAAAAAATGCTTCATAGAAAAATTGCTGCACAATATCCAATGATCGCAAGTTTATCAGTTCCATATTGGGGTGGAGCGATTTATAAAATGGATAAAACAATGCGCATGACACTTAGGCAACATCTAGATGGTAATGAAGGATGGATGAACAATTATAATAAACTTTATCATTTTGAAGATGAAGGAATTATGCACACCCTTGCATATTATCAGGGATTGAAATGTGAAGATAAATATATTTTAGATCAGAAGTGGTGTCAGTGTTCGTTTTTACCTAATCCAGAAAATGCTGGATTTATTCATGTCCGTACCAAAATAACACCAACAGGTCCTAAAAGAGAAAAGATAGAAAACTACAATGAGTTGGTATCGAAAGGCATACTATGACTTTATGGGAAAAAATGCTGGTAGATATAGAAAAAGAGTTTGAGAATAAAAGAAATTTCTTAAGGCATAAGACAATATCAAAAACAATCGCTCCGCATGATCCTGCAAATAATATTACAGCAAAATTTTTAGATCATGCAAAACGTGATGTGAATTGTTTAAATAATATTTTACCAAAGGTCTCAGATTTGCCATCGGTTGGTGGTCTAGTATTGACAGAGGGGTATTCTCAAGGAACTGCACAACACTGTTTTTATTTGAATGTGATGTTCGAACATCTCAAATTAGAAATTACTGACTTTGACCATATAACAGATGTTGGTGGAGGATATGGTAATTTTTATAGGATGGCAAAAAAATTAGGATATCAGGGAACATTTGATATAGTCGACTTTCCAATCATGCACAAAATTCAAGAGTATTACTTAACCGAACTTGAATTAAATCTTCCTAATTTTATTGAAATGAAAGAAATAAACCCAAAGGGAAAAAGTATTCTTTTTGGGTTGCATAGCATTAATGAAATGCCAATGTCTGATAGAGATTTCCTAGAAGAAAAATATAGACTTTATGACAATATAATGATACTGTATAATGATCATTTTGATGGAATCAACAATTTTGAATACTTCGCAAAACTAAAAGATAGATTGAGTGATACTTTCAATGTGAGTATAATTGATCATGAATTAAAGGGCAATGCTAAATTTCTTATAGGATCAAAGGTGGTATAGTTTTGAAAGCAAGAAACCCTGTCGATTTACTGACGCATAAAAGACTTGACGTTGTCGTTAAATATCTTTATGCATCAAATTTATCTAGTGATTATTATAAAAACGCATACAAAGAACATCTTAGAGTTTTGAATGGTTTTTATGAAAAGAACCCTAGAAAAAGTGGGTTTGAAGATTTTGATAATACATTCAAGTCGATAATTAATGATAGTGTAGATGAACCTGTTCCAGTAAACGATGAAGGGCATCTTGCAAATGGTGCTCATAGATTAGCAGCAGCATTATATCACCAAAGACCTATTAATGCTAGACAAACTACTCAGGATGAAAATTATCCTATTGTTGCTGATTACAATTTTTTTCGTGATAAAGGATTATCATCAGACATCTTAAAAAGATCAGCATCAGAATACGCAAAACTCAAATCCAATACACATGTCGTTTGTTTATTTCCTATTGCTCATACACGACTCGATGAGGTGATGGATATAATTAATGAACACTGTAATATATTTTATCACTCATCCGAAACACTAAATTCTATAGGACAACTTGGATTAATAAAAGAAATATATCTCAAGGATGGTTGGGCAAGTGAACAAGGAATACAGAGAAAATGTGATCAGTGTTTTATGGGAAAAACTAATATAACATTTGTATTAGTGGATGCAAAAGACCTTGAAACTGTAAAGGAAATGAAAAAGAAAATCAGATCATTATTTAATGTCGGTAATCATTCCGTGCATATTAACGATACTCATGAAGAAGCTATCCGGATAGCAAAAACAGTGTTTAATGATAATAGCATACACTTTCTTAATAATAGAAAAAATGCAACGTTTTCAAATTATAAAAATCTAATGAGTTCTATAAATCCAAACGATAACACAGTTATTACTGGTTCAACAGTATTGTCACTATATGGTTTGAGAGATTGTAAAGACATAGATTTAATTTATCACGAGAACGCACCAGTAGATTCCCATAATCAATACCTAGAAACGCATTATAAATTATCTGTAGATGATATTGTTAACGATCCTCGTAATCACTTATATTATAATGGGTACAAATACGTGTCTTTAGATGTAATAAAAAATATGAAGATAGTTAGAAATGAGAAAAAAGATATCGTAGATGTACAATTAATACAGAGCATTAAATGAAAAACTTAATTTATCAAGTTTGGTGTGGAACTCTTTCAGAGGAAGCAAAGGTCAGCAGTAAACTTATGAAACAATATGCAGATCGAATTGGGTCTGAATATCTTTTACACCTCAACCCAAACATTGCGTCTAGGC